TTATCATCGGGACCATCGTTAAAACCTGCCTCGAGTACATCCTGAAAGACGAACGCCTGCAGGACAAGCGCCTCAAGGCGGCGACGACCGCAATCAAGGTGATCGAGCTGAAACTCGCCAAGTCCGGGATGCTCAAGGACGACGGCCGCGGAAAAATCTTCATCGTCGACTCTTCCAAAGAGTACGACCCGGACTCCAAGACCGGAGAAAAGCGCAAGTCGCTTGTGGTGCATTTCGGTAAGAAAAAGGGCGAAGAGGGTGAAGCCGATGGCTAAAGACCTGCTCTTCGACCTTTCGCCGACGCAAAGCAAGTTTGTGCACACGGACGCGCACATCGCCATGCTCATGGGACCGATGGGAGAGGGCAAGACGTTTGCCGGGACGGCCGGGTTGCTGCGGCATGCGCAGCGGTGCGGTAAGCCGATCCGGGCGGCGTTGATCCGCGACACGCACCAAAATATCAAAATCTCGACCGTCCCCAGCTTAAAGGAAATTCTTGGAGGGTTTGTAGACTTCCATGACGATTGCAAACAGATGGAGGTCCATTCGGACCCCAAGGTGACGGCGGACCTATTTGGAATCGACGACCCGGCTTCGATGAGTAAGTTGCAGGGCCCGGAGTATGCCTGTATCTGGCTGGAAGAGCCGGCTCCGATCATCGAAAAGGCGAACGCGGGGCTGCCGCGGGACGTGTTCGACCTGGCGATCGCGCGCGCCTCCCGGCAGAAAGGGACACTCTTGCGGGTGCAGGTCACGCAGAACCCGGCCGACGAGGACCATTGGACCGAGGATGTCGCAAACAGCCCTGGAGTTTACGAGGAAGATGTCGCCTCCGGCATGCAGATCCTGAAAGAGGTTTACCGGATCGCCTACGGCGAGAACACGTATTTGAATCCGCTTTCCAGGCTGGCCAACAAGGCGGCTTTCAAGAACGACCCCGGAAAATATGCGCGTTACGTCGAGGGCCGCCCGGCCGCGGTGCAGAAGGGCAAGCGCGTGACCCCTGAGTACAACCCCAAGATCCATTTTGCGGCGCGCGAGCTGCCGGTGATACCAGGGGCGCTCGGCCTGCGCTTCTATGACGGGTGGCACCATCCGGTGTGCCTGATAGCTCAGTACATCCCGCCGGGGAAGATCTGGTTTCATAACTGCTTTTGGGGAGATGGGGTCGGGATCAAGGAGCTGCTCGAGCAGCAGGTGGTCCCGATGATCATGTCGCCAAAATACCGCGGCAAGATTGCCGACTGGCGGGACATCGGAGACCCATCCATGCGGACCGGGGACCAGTCGACCGCTTTGGAGTCCGCCGCTCGCAGGCTCGAGGGGATTTTAAAAACGTCGTTCGAGCCGGGGCCGACGAAGTGGTCCTACCGTCTCGACCCGCTGCGATCTGCACTCTCTATGCTCGGCCCGGACGGGTCTCCGCTTATTTATGTTTCGCAGAGCGCCTATGACCTGCACCGGGCGCTTAATGGTGGGTGGCACTTCAAGAGCGACAACTCGGGAAACATCATCGGGAACCTGCCGGTGAAGGACAAGGCGGCCGACGTGGGGGATGCCGCGGCCTACGGGGTGGCCAAGGTGCTGCCGTATGTGCGGCTTCCGAACATACCGACGCGGCGCGCGAACCAGGGGATCGATCCTATGCGGCGGGCGATGAGTTATTCCAACACGCTTTATGGCGGGGGTGGGATGCCGGCGCGGGTGCCGGCGGCGGCGGCTGGTGAGCCGTCCGGGATCACGTTAAGGAATGGGATTGCTTGAGGAAGTGCCTAAAGTTTGAAGTGACTAAAGTGCCTAAAGTTGTGGATGGGTGTCGATAGAGATGAGTTATAAAAAGTTTTGGCCCATGCGTGAGGGCGATAAGAAGAGTAGCCGCGAGGTGTTCAAGTGTACCGGGTGCGGGGCGGTGACAGAACCACGAAACGGGCACAACGGGGAGCCGGACAAGCACCGTTGCCGTCCGGGCTGCGGGTGCGCTTCGGATGATTGGAACCCGGGGAACGCGAGCCGTGACTATAAGAGAAACTTCGATCGCATATTTCCGCGGTCGCCTGGGGCGGGGATTTAGTAAGTGCCTAAAGTTGGAAGTGACTAAAGTGCCTAAAATTGTGATGAAATCAGAGGCGATATAATGCCGATAGTTGAGACTCAGACTGACCCGCTCGACGAGTTGCGGGCGCGCAAGGCGGAGATCGACAAGGCGGAGTATGCCAGGGCTTCCGTGATGGACCGGCAGGAAGAGGCCGAGCGCACCGAGGCGGCCCAGCGGATCACGGTCGAGAATGAGAAGATGGTGGTCGACTACGCGGCGGATTGCGCGCGGTCGTCGATTGCGGCGACCGAAGAGATGCGCAAGCAGCAGGACCATTGTTGGCGCGTCTACCAGGAGGACGAGCCGGTTGCTTATGGGAACAAAGAGGCGTGGCAGAGCCGGGTGATCGTGCCCAAGCCGTTTGCCACGGTGCAGACCGGGGCGGCCGTCATCAAGAAGGCTTTCTCGCCCGATTTTTTATCCATCAAGGACGAGTTATCCGAGAGCGCAAAAGAGTTCTGGAAGATTGTGTTGGACATCCAGAACGACGACCAGCACGGCAACTTTGTGACGGCGATCACGGACGCCTCGATCATGGCGCTGGCCGTCGGTATCTCCCAGGAAATAATCCCGCGCTGGATTCCAGGAAAGGGTCTCCAGTATTCCTTGGTGGAGCCGTGGAAGATTTTGCGCGACCCGGACGCCCCGCGCCGCGACCCGCAGGGCGGGCTATATTGGATCCATCGTGAGTGGCTGGACTGGCATGTGCTGCGCGCGGGGGAGACGGCCGGAAAGTATTTCGATGTCGAGCGTGTGCGGTCGACAACTGAATCGGGTGCCGACCCGTCCGACCCGTTCATGAGCAAGGATGCGATCGAGGAGCGCAAGAAACAGATCTTCACGCGCAGCGACTTCCGAAAGATGCACCTGGTCGAAGAGTTTTACGGGATGATCCTCGACTCTAAGGGGGAGGTGATTCTACCGCGCGCGCAGTTCACGGTCTGCGGTGGCCGCGTGATCGAGCTGCCGAAGACGGTGCCCTACAGCCGGTTGCGGTGGCCGGGGGTTTCGTTTTCGCCGTTCCCGTCGCTGTTGTCCTACGGCGGCCGCGGGCTGCTCAAAGGGATCATCTCGGTTTGGGAGACCATGTGCAACCTGCAGTGCCTGTTTGAGGATGCGCTCAAGTGGCTGGTGAACCCGTCGAAAGAGGTGTGCGTCGATCAGTTGGTGGACCCGCGCGACGTGGAAGACTGGCCGGGGAAGAAGTACCTGGTGCGGGAATCAATCAACGGGCAGCAGACCGTGCGCGAGAGCCAGCGGCGCGACATGACCTCTTCGATTCTCGCCAATCAGCAGTACCACGATCAACTCTTTCAGCGAGGATCGTTCATTACAGATGCCGTGCAGGGCCTTCCGGGATACCGCAAGGACATGACCTGGCGCGAGAGCCAGCAGATGCTCGATCAGGGCCTGGGAGTCTTTCAGCTTATCGGGCAGAACGTCGAGGCGGGCGCGATCGCGGTGCTGGCGGCGTCCCAGGACGTGATTGAGACCTTTGCGGGATATTCCGATTACGAGAAAATGTTCGGCCGTGTTCCTCTCGAAAAGATGATGGTAGCTCCCGATGCGCGCCGGCCGAACGGTGTCAACGGTCTACCTGCGCTATCCGGGCGCTTCCATGTATCGGGCGTATCGAGCCTGATGAAGTCGGCCGAGACGTTGCAGCACCTTACGCAGGTGTTCATGCCTCTCATGGCCAACCCCGAGTTTTCGATCTACCTGAAGCCCTACCAGATGCTGAAGGCGCTCGAGACCCGCACCAGCTTAACGGACGAGGGGATCATCTCCAGCGAAGAAGAGGCCATGCAGATCGATCTTGCGCGTAAGCAGATGAACGAAGAGCAGGCGCAGAAGATAGATGCGCAGGAGAAGTCCGCGGAAGAGGCGCAGGGGATCGGGCAGGTTTCGCAACTGGTGGGTTTGTTGCGGGATATTGGGGGGATTGGAGAGGAGGGAAAGGCTGAAGGCGGAAGGCTGAAGGCTGAAGGTAAAAGCAAGAAAAAAGAAAGCGGGGCTAAATGAGCGGGACGGCGGTTGATATTGTTACGGGGTTGCCGCTTGCCGTAGGGGTTGGCGGTGGGCGGGATGCGGAAGTTGAGGCGAACGACCTGCTTTCCAAGATGGAGATGGCGGGGTTGCCGGCTTCGCAGGCGGCGCGGGTTGTGGGCGAGCGCGTGCTTGCCGTGCTCGAAAAGCGGATCGAGCGGATTTTACAGGACGACCCCCAGGCGCTTGTCTGCCTGGAGATTTTGAAGGCCATCGAGGCGCCGGCGGTTATGGCGCGCGAGGCTGCCCGGCGTTTGGTGAAACGCCACAACTTTTTTACACCGGCCCTCGGCAACGAGACCACGCCGGAGAAAGAGAAAAGGTATCCATGACAGTAGCAGCTGAAAAAAGCCAGACCACGCCCGAGTTCAAGGTCGAGGGGACGGACATATTCTCGTTCGGAACCGCCGACGCTGCACCGGGCCCTGGCGAAGGGAAACCGGAACCGGCCACCCCGGCCCCCTTTGGGGACGACCCGGGCAAAGCCACTGAAGAAGGCGGAAGGCTGAAGGCTGAAGGCGGAAGTGAGGAAGAGGCTGCCGCTGAAAAGCTGAGATTTAAGGACCATCAGGCGGCCGAAGAGGGCTACCGCAACTTGCAGAGCAAGGCGACGCGCGCGGAGCAGGAGGCGGCCGATCTTAGGAAAAAGCTTGCCGAGGTCGAGCAGCAGAAAACGGAGCAGGCCGAGCAGCAGGCGCAGAGCGGCAAGGCGGCCGAGATCGAAAAAGCGATCGACGACTATACGGCCGAGAGGAACGAGAAGGCCCTCGAGGAGATCGAGGGGCTTGACCCGGACGACCCGGAGCACCGCAAGAAGGTCGCGCGGATTTGGGGAA